CTGCTCCACGGCTACCGCATCGCCAAGCTTTGGAAACTATGAGCTCCGACTTCTTCGCCGGCTACGGATCCGAACCGGGCGACATCTACGACCTCGCCAAGAAGTGGGGCATGACCCCCGAGCGCCTCACCTTCCTGGCCAACTGCCCGCAGGGCATTCACCGGCAGTTCCTCAAGGAGCAGGCCGACTGGACGACGGAAGAGAAGCGACTGGCCACCAACTGCCGCTTGGCACACCGGCAGGGCTTCACGGCCTACGAGGCCGCCGAGTACGCCAAGGTCGAGCTGGGTGTCATCACCGCCTTCCTCGCCAAGGTCGGCGTGACGTGGCCCGCTGGCTGCCGCCGTAAGCTCTCCTGGGGCGGCTCCCTCCCCGCCGGCAAGCGCAGCGACTACGGCACCAAGGCCCCCGTGGGCGGGGCAAACCTGTTCAAGACCAGGGACGGCCGCACCCTCCGCATCAAGGAGCCCGAGTCCTACGAGGCCGCCCAGAAGGCGCACGACCTCGGCATCACCCTCCGCGAGGCCGAGAAGCGCTTTGGCATCCCCTACACCCGGCTCTACATCGCCGCCAAGAAGATGGGGCTGAAGATCGCGAGGAAGTACAAGGCCCGAGGCCCTAACAAGGTCCGCATCAAACGATGAGCGAACCAACCCGTTACCGCGTGGCCAACAACCAGGCGCAACTGACCCTTGGCGGAAACATCCTCGCCGTTGACCCCGCTGGCCCGCTGGTCATGTACGACGACTACGCCCGCCTCAAGGCCGAGGTCGAGCGCCTGACCAAGGCCGGGGATCGTGTCCTTCACGTCCTTCTGTGGACTGATGAATACGACGAGTTCAGATACAAAGATGCAAAAAAGGTTTGGGACGATGCCAAGGGGGTGAAGTCATGAGCGAACCCACCCGCTTCGTCTTCGCGTCCGACTCCCACGGGGACATGGCCGACCCGGAGGCACTCGCCGCCCTCTGGGAGTTCTGCAAGGACTACAAGCCCTCCGTCCGCATCGCCGGCGGCGACCACTTCGACTTTCGCGCCTTGCGCCGTGGCGTCGGCACCTCTGACGCGGAAAGCGGCGAGTCCCTCAAGGCCGACCTCGAGGCCGGCATGGACTTCCTCAAGCGCTTCCGCCCCACTGTCTACCTCTGGGGCAACCACGAGCACCGCCTCGACAACCTGATCGCGTCGTCGAGCTCCGCCCTGGTGCGCGACTACTGCCAGGACATCAAGGACACCATCAACCGCACGGCCCGCCAAGCGGGGGCCAAGACCATCCTGCCCTACCACGCCGACCTCGGCGTCTATCGACTAGGCAAGGTGGCCTTCGTCCACGGCTACGCCCACGGCGAGAACGCGACAGTCAAGCAGGGGCTCCACTACGCCGTCCACGGCGGCGGCTTGATCCACGGCCACACCCACACGCTGGCCAGCATCGCCCTGACCCAACACGGCAGCGGGAACGCCTTCAGCGCCGGGTGCCTCTGCCAGAAGGAAGCGATGGGCTACGCCTCCGGGCGCCTAGCCACCGCCCGCTGGGGCACGGGCTGGGTCGCGGGCTGGACGGATGGCGACAACTGGAAAGCCTGGCTGGTGCACAAGGTCGGCCAGAACTACGTCTGGACCACGGGCCTCCGCATGTTCAATCCCAAGAAACGCAAATGAGTAATAAGCACATAGGATTTTTAATGCTTTGGGGCCTAGGCATTGGACCCATCCTTTGGGTCTGGGGTCGCATTGTAATCAATTCAATCGAGGCCAAAGAATGGAAGGCACTGTTCTGGGGGCATGCTATCATGGCCTACATTTTCTTGGCTATCTACTTTCTGTGCAAATGAGCCAAGGCACCAGCGTCGTCGCCAACCACCGCGTCAGGGACGACATCCTCGACGCCATCGTCTCCGAGATCCAGAAGCAGGCCGAGAAGGCCCCGCCCGGCTTTCACCCCATCGACTACTGGGAGAAGCGCTGGAAGTGCAAACGCTCGTGCGCCAAGCGCTACCTCTCCGAAGGCGTCAAGGCCGGCATCCTGGAGCGCATCGAGCTGCGCCGCTACACCGGCAAATACGTCCGCCGCGCCCCCTACTACGGCCCCGCCCGCAAGAAGGCTAAAACCAAATGAGCAATACTTACCAAGTAATCAACGGCGACTGCCTGGAGAAGATGGCCGCGCTGCCATCCAACAGCGTCGACATCATACTTACCGACCCGCCTTATTTCAAGGTTAAGGACGACGACTGGGACAGGCAGTGGGAGGTCGCTTCCGAGTTTATCGGATGGCTGGACAAGGTCGCCGCCGAATGGGAACGCGTCTTGAAGCCCAACGGCTCGCTGTATTGTTTCGCGTCTCCTCAGATGGCCAGCCGTGTCGAGGTGATGATCGCGTCCAGGTTCAAAGTCTTAAACCACATTGTTTGGATGAAGCCAAGCGGCATCCATAACAGACAGTGCCGGGAAGACTTGCGGTCCTACTTTCCTCAGACCGAGCGCATCATCTTTGCCGAGAAAAAGGGAGCCGACAACATGGCCAAGCGTGAGGGCAAGTATCGGGCCAAGTGCGACGAGCTCCGGGGCTTCCTGTTTGAGCCTTTGCGGTCTTACTTTGTAAAAGAGCGAGACGCCGCCGGCCTGACCACGAAGGAAATCATTAAAGCCATGGGATGCTCTACCCCTTCCCATTACTTCAGCCAATCTCAGTGGGCTTTGCCAACCAAAGAACACTACCACAAGATGCGGGAGATTTTCAATCGAGCCGGCAACGATGGCCTGCGCCGTGAGTACGATGGCCTGCGCCGTGAGTACGAGGACCTGCGCCGTGAGTACGAGGACCTGCGCCGTGAGTACGAGGACCTGCGCCGTCCTTTCGACGCGGCCAAGCCTTGCGAGTTCTTTACCGACGTTTGGACATTCCCCGTCGTGCAGCACTACAAAGGAAAACACCCTTGCGAAAAGCCTCAAGAGCTTCTGGCCCACATCATCAAAGCATCGTCACGCCCTGGGGCCCTTGTGCTCGACTCCTTTGCCGGCACGGGAAGCACGGGGGTAGCCTGCAAGCGCCTTGGACGATCCTTCATCGGCATCGAGCTCTCCCCCGAGTATGCCGCCACCATACAGGCCAGGCTGAGCGACTCGCTGGCCTTGCCCTTGGCTGACCCTTCCTAGTCGCTCACGCAAGAAGGCTCGACAGAAGCCCGCCCGCTGACCATACCCACCCCCGCAAGCCATGCAAAACCCCGACGACCTTATCGAGCGGGCAAGGAAATACCTTGTCCACCTTCCTGACTCCATCGAAGGCCAGAAGGGCCACGACGCCCTCTTCCGTGCCGCCACTGTGCTGGCCCACGGGTTCGCCTTCGACGAGTCCACCGCCCTCGACCTCCTCCGCGAGTACAACGCCAGCAAGTGCTCCCCGCCCTGGGCCGAGAAGGACCTCCAGCGCAAGATCGGCGAAGCGACCCGCCGCGTGCACGACAAGCCCCGAGGCTGGCTCATCGGCGACAAGCCTGCCCCTTCCCTTCCCCGCCCGGTCAAAGCGCCGCAGAAGCCCACCGAGGCCCCGCGCAAGGCCACGCTGGCCGACCTGCCCGCCCCCACCACGCCCGCAGCTGAACCCGCCCCCGCCGACTTCCTCACCTTCTCCGACTTCCTCTTCGCGGTTTTCCGTCCCGAGGAGCAGGTGCAAATCGAGACCCCCGCCACCCTCGCCGAGGACGGCAAAGGACGCCCCGCCGGCAAAGGCATCGTGAAGACCGCCAACGCCTGGAACGACCTGATCGGGCTCGACCCCGCCCTCGACGGCGGCCCAGCCGGCTCCTTCGTCCGCATCAACCCTGTCAGCGACGCCGACGGCAAGGACTCCAGCGTGAGCGCCTACCGCCACGTCCTGCTCGAATGGGACACTGGCACCAAGGCCGAACAACTGGCCCGCATCCGCCGCTCCAATCTTCCCGTCACCGCCATCGTGGACTCGGGCGGCAAGTCAGTCCATGCGTGGGTTCGCGTCGATGCCAAGGACCGCGCCGAGTACGACGCCCGCGTGGCCGCCGTCTACGAGCTCTTCGCCGACTGCCCGCCCGACAAGCAGAACAAGAACCCCAGCCGCTTCACCCGCCTGCCCGGTGCCCATCGTGGTGACGCCAAGCAGGCGCTCATCGACATCAACCAGGGCCTGCCCACATGGGACGCGTGGACCGCATGGAAGGGCCAGCAGGACAACGCCATCGTCGAGCAGCAGGAAGGCACCGAAGTCTTCGACCTCGAAGCCATGGACGCTTTCGACCCCAAGGCCGACCCCACCGTGCTCGTCGGCCGTGAGCGCCGTTGGCTCTGCAAAGGGTACGCCGTGCAGATCGTCGGCTTCGCCGGCACGGGCAAGAGCACCATGTGCATGCAGATGTGTACGAGCTGGGCGCTTGGCCTGCACCTGTTCGGCCTCCAGCCCGTCCGCCCGCTCCGCATCCTGCTCATTAATGCGGAGAACGATTGGGGAGACATGAGCGAGATGCTTCAAGGCGCCACCCGTGACTTTACCCTGGGCGAGAAGGCACGGCTAAAGGAGCAGCTGACCATCGTCCGCAACACCAAGGCACGCGGCGCCGCTTTCGTCGAGGTGCTTGAGGCCCTCATCAACCGCCACAAGCCCGACGTTGTCGTCGTGGACCCCCTGCTCGCCTTCGTGGACTTCGAGATCGCCGACCAGAAGGAAACGTCCGCCTTTCTTCGCGGCATGATCCTCCCGCTCCTCCAGCGCACTGGCGTGGCCCTGGTATACTACCACCACACGAACAAGCCCGTGGCCAACCTCGACCTCGACAGCATGCCACCCCAGCAGCTCGCCTATCTCGGGGCGGGGGCGGCAGAGTGGTGCAACTTTGCCCGTGACTCGGGCTTCTTGTTCCGCGCTAAGGCCGAGGAAGGCGAAGAGGCCGCCACCTTCCGCTTCGGCTTCTCCAAGCGCCAGTCCCGGACCGGGCTCCGTAACTCGGACGGCAAGTTCGTCCCGTACGTCAAACTGAGCCATTCCAGCCAGCCGGGCACCCTCCGATGGGTCTACGCCCTAGGGGACAGCCTAGTCAGTCAGCCGAAGGCCGTTTCCAGCCCCGCCAAGGGGTCTAGGAGCGGGGATTACATCCGCTGAGGGTGAGGACAGCCACCCCACCCCCACCCCCACCTTAAAACGCCTTCCAGCCCATCCTATGCAAGCCCATTGCCACGGCATACTTCCGTCACTACTTCCGTCCTATCTCTCGATAGGTAGGGTATGCGACTACGCTTATACCCCCTTACGGGGGACGCTCGTCGATACCCTTGGGGGGAAACACCCGAACCTAGGGAGGGCCAGGGTATGAGAAAAAACATCCCCGAGAAAGTACTGCGCCGTCTCGAGCTAACGCGGCTTAGGCAAAAACTTTGGCGAGAGAAGCCCGAGCGCATGGAGGCGGCTAGGCGCAAGGCCACGGCCAAGGCGGCGGCCCAACGCCACGCCAACCACGCGGCCCTAGTCGCCCGGCTCTCCGATCTGCCGGCGGCCCTGACCACTGACCAGGTGCTGGCCTACATCGACGGCATCTACCGCGGCAACCCCAAGAGCTTCTTCAACCGCTTGCGCCGCCACGACCTGATGGCATACGACTACAAGGCCGACGTCTGGGTAAACCACTGCCACGTCTTCCCGGTGGTGTAATAATTTAGTGCTTCCCGAACCAGCGCCTGGTCATACGTTGTTTGACTAGATGCGCTACATCCTCGACCTCGCCTCTGGCGGTGAGCTGTACGTTGACACGTCTTTCGTCTCGGCCGTCGAGGTCGTGGACATCGTGAACGTGCAGAAGGTCGGGGACGCTGGCCTGTCGCGTTATGGCGTGCAGGAGGAGCGGACGACCAACGAGCGCAAGGGCATGCTGGTCCACGTGGACGGGGAGAAGTTCACCTGCGAGTGGGACGGCGTGTTCCTCGAGGCATGGATGGACGATGAGGAGGGGCCCTGCCTCGACTGATGCCCGACCTCAAGGGTTTCGATAGGCAGGTCACTAAGGAAGACCGGGCACACGCCAAGCGTTACGACGCATGGTTCCGCTCGTTGCCCAAGGCGCAGCAGGAGCGCATGCGCGAGATGAACGCCGGCCCTTACTCCGAGGCCCGCGTGCAAGACCACGTCTTCCCGATCTACGAGTCGAGCAAGGCATGGAGCACGGCCAACGTCGAAGAGCACGAGGAGACGGAGAGCTACATGACCAGGGAGGAAGTGGCCCGCATCGTCGCCGACGTGGTGGACATGCTTGGCTACACTGACGACCCGAAGGTGCGCCGGCACTGGGAGCTGATGCGCCTGGTACTGCGTGCGCCCGGGCATCGGTCCGGCAAGGAGATCGGCGAGATGTTCGGCGTAACCAAACAGGCCATCAGTTATCTGGCGCGAAGGATGTTGGCCCGGGTCGAGAGGCGCCGCCGTCAGAGCATTGATGCGCAGCTGGACGGCCTGACAGACGCGGCGTTCACTGAGCAGGCCCGTGGAAAGACCCCCATACCCCCCCCAAAGGCATCTCTTTTGACCCCCCCCGGGAGCCGCGTGGCGCCAGCAC